CAGATAACTTAAAGCAGTTTCGGGTTGATACCGACCTGCCATCTGTGGAGAATCAGAGTGACAAGTGGGTGACGGAGGATACAGATTCTTTTTATTACGATCTTCACAAGTCGGAACAACCATAAACAGAAAGGAAAACAGAATATGCCATTAGGTAAAGACGTATCGAAGAATATGAGTGAATTGGCTAGGGATAACCGCAAGAAAGGTAGCGAGCGTGGAGCAGGCGGTAAGCCTCGCTCACGCGAGCAGATGATTGCTATTGCCCTATCCGCAGCAGGCAAGAGCAAGCCACGCAAGTTTAGGATGCGGTCTGATTCGTAATGCAAGTCGAGGCTAAAGCTAGGCTCAAGTGGGCGCGAGAGATCCTTTCAATTGCACGCAATAAGCTTGTAGTTGAGAGGAATCGCGCGACTCACGGACACGCCATAGATATGATCCAGATTATAACGATGGTGGATGCAGCGTCCTTGGTGTGCAAGGAAGTGGTGGGTGAGGAATGAAGTACCTATCCGTATGTTCTGGCATTGAGGCCGCGTCTAAGGCTTGGGAGCCTATCGGATGGGAGCCAGTTGCGTTTTCAGAAATAGAACCATTTCCGTCAGCGGTGCTGAAGCACCATTGGCCGAAAGTACCAAACCTAGGAGATATGAGTAAATATGAACAATGGAATATACAAAGCGGATCAGTTGACCTTCTGGTCGGAGGAACGCCCTGCCAATCATTTTCAGTCGCAGGACTTAGGCAAGGACTCAAAGACCCAAGAGGCAACCTTATGCTTACATACCTTGCAATCGCTGAACGTCTCAAACCTCGATGGCTTGTCTGGGAAAACGTCCCTGGTGTCCTGTCATCTAACGGAGGAAAAGATTTTGGTTCCTTCCTCGGAGCGTTGGGGGAGCTGGGGTATGAGTGGGCGTACCGAGTGTTGGACGCTCAATGGTTCGGAGTGGCCCAAAGACGCAGACGTGTGTTCGTTGTCGCACATCTTGGAGAAGGGAGTCTTGCCGCAAAGGTTTTATTTGAGTCCGAAAGCGTGCGCAGGGATACTCCGCCGAGCCGAGAAGCGAGGCAAGGAGTTGCCACCAATGTTGAAGCAGGCGTTGGAGTTAGTCTGCCAGAACGAGAAGTAGTTGGATGTTTGAGCGATGGCGCACACATGGGTGGAGGATTGAATGGGCAGGATGCTTACAGCGGAAGGATTATGGCTGTTGCCAATGCAATCCCCATCCACGATCAAGCCACTCGCTTCTCTGGTAAGCGTGGAGGCAAGCAAGACGGAAAGGGCAATGGACTTGGAGTGGGTAAGCCAGGTGATCCTTGTCCAACTTTGACTAAGGGTGACAAGCACGCTGTCTTATACGAGAACCATCCCAACGACAGCCGAGTAACTGGTCCGCACGATGTCGCTCCTAGTTGCGTTTCACGATATGGAACTGGTGGTGGGAATGTGCCGTTGGTTCAGGAGGCGATTATATTCCAAACATCTGAGTTGAGGTTAACTGGCAAAATAACCGAGCAAACAGTTTGCCCAACACTTAAAGCAAATACCAAGGCTGGAGACACTGAGCCTAAAGTGATTGCCTTTGAGCCTGGCATTGCAACGAGAGAAGGCAGCGAAAGCAGATTTGTTAAGGAACTATCTCCGACATTGCGGAAGGAGATGGGAGACAATCAAGTGGCTGTCGCAGTCGATTGCTACAACAAAACAATTGGAGAGAAGTCGCAATCTATATCGTCTTCAGCATCCGACATCAATCATACTGGTGGAGTAATCAATCCCGCTGATCGGATGGCAGTACGCAGACTTACTCCGAGAGAATGTGAACGACTCCAAGGTTTTCCAGACGATCACACGCTTATCTCTTGGCGTAACAAGCCAGCGGATGAATGCCCAGATGGTCCACGCTACAAGGCTCTTGGCAACTCAATGGCTGTGCCGTGCATGGCTTGGATTGGAAAAAGGATTGACGCAGTAGAAAAAACTAAATAGAAAGGCAGGCCAAAATGAAACTATGGACAAACAACACTAATGCAATTCACAAAGTCGATGATAATATGCTCTATCCACGCACTACCTATGTGCTGCCAGATGAGCTAACTGGACCAATCTGGGACGATTCAATCCCTTGCCCACACAAGATCAAGCCCTACTACAAGGGGCGCGCTGCTGGTGGTGCAACAGCCGTCTACCGCGCTGGTGCAATTGGTGACGCGATCATCGCAACCGCCTTCGTCAACTACTTGGTGCAAGAGTCGGGTGGGGTTGTGGAGGTTTACGCTCCTGCCCGCAACCTGCCTCTCTACGCTGGGCTGGGTGCAAAGCTGTGGCCGTTGCCGTCCTCGCTGGAAGCTTGGGATTCTTTTGATGCACACGTTCCGACTGACGATTTGTTCAGCGGTCAGGTTGGTAACACGAAGCTAGGCACTGGTCCTGGCAACTGCTACCAGCGGATCTACGAGTGGATGGGTGTGTGGGATGAGAAGACGATGGCGAAGTATTGTAAGCCAGTTCTACATCTAATTGAGCCAGACCACGAAGAACTGAAGGCGATGGGTAAGTGGCCGATGCCTAGTCCGTTCTTTGCTTATCACGTTTCGTCCAGCGGTCCTACCCGCACCTACCCGCCAACGATGGGGCAGGAAGCGGTGCTGGCGTTGCTTGAGGCTTACCCCAAGCATCACGCCGTGATTATCGGGCTGGATAACTCAAACAACTTTAAGGTGGATCATCCCAGGGTGATTGACTTATTTAACTGCACCAAGGCTGTGCGCTCGCTGTTCCCGATTATTAGCGGGGCTGACTTTGTTGTTGCGCCAGATAGCTCAGTCAATCACATGGCTGCTGGATTGGATACGCCGTGTGTGTCGCTGTGGGGCAGCTACGATCCACGAGATCGTATGAGTTTTTATCCTAAGAACGTATCGGTGTTCAAACCCGATACCTGCCCACACGCGCCTTGCCGACCGCACGCTGGCTTGCCCCAGGCTAAGTGTAAGGATGCGAGCAATCGCACCCCGAAAACTCAGTACTGGTGCAATGCTCTGCGGAATATTACCGCCGAAGATATTGTGCTTGCATCCAGAAAGGCGATTGAGCTAGAAAGCAAATAACTAACTGGCGTTGTGGTATGCAAGGAGATCTTGCATCGGGCGTTTCCTCAGTGTGTCTACCCCTTGAATCAGAGCCAGTTTGAATTTCTATGAGTGAAGAGATAAAGATGTTTAGTGGATTGGCTGAAGAGCCAGAACAGTATCTGTTTGGCTTTGCAGCCGAAACGGAAACATTAAGCACGACAGCATTGCAAATTGATGCGATGCACTACTCGCACAAGGTCGGCGAGATAGGTGAGTTGCAGTTTGATATATGGGCAATCAGCAATGGGCTGAATGCGTGGAGGTCAATCAATCCACACACAAAGATAGATCGGATAGTCGCAATGAATGATGGAACATTTAGAGGATTCCACATAAAGACTGCCACGTTCTCATCCAAACAAAATTGCTACGGATTTAAGGCAACGTCCGATCCAGATACATTCCCATCTGATTATTGGTTTCTCGTCGGGCTTAATCAAGACTTGGGTGTTGCATTCAAATTGATTGTTCCCTTCGATAGGTTTGGAACTCAATCAAGGGTTTCAATAAGTAAAGCTTGCATCCATGATTATACCGAATACACCAAGATCCCGATTGAATTTCTATGACAACAGCACAACGGCAAGCTGAAGAAATCGTAGGCCAAGTGGATTGGCAGTCTGAGAACCACGGGCTGTGCAAGTGTCCAGGCGAGGCTGCTCACACCAGCCATACTCGCATCCGAGACACAACGGTGTTCGTGGATGGCGCGCCGACTATATTCTGCTGGCATACTTCCTGCACGCCGTATCGTGATGAGGCCAACCGCAGGTTGCGCCGAGCCATATCCAGCGATGTGCTTTACAAACCAGTAAACATTATGTCGGGTGGCACAGCCGTACCAAAGCTGGTCATCAAGAAAGACCCGCACGCCGAGGTGTTGGATAGGATTAAGACTGTTGCCGAGTCAAACAAGCAACGCTATCTCACGCACTACAATTGGGAAACGGCGGATATGTTTGAGGAAAGTCCGACCAAGCTTGACGATCCAGCCCAGGACTATCAGTTGTTTCTGTCGCTGTTCAACGCTGTCGATAATATCTGGATTGGTAACGTCACGGATAGCGGTAAGCATCCGCAGAACTTCCGCACAGCTTACGATTGGAAGAAGCTGGATGAGCCGATTGGGCAGTACACAACTGGCGCGACCTACAAGCAAGGAACAGTAAGCCGATCCAACGATACTGTTGAGGATAGGATATTTCTGGTTGTCGAGTCGGATGTGCTCACCAAGCCACAGATGGGCGCGGTGTTCCAATTGATGCGTGACTTGTTCAGCATGAAGCTACACGCTGTTGTTAATACTGGCGGAAAGAGCTTGCATGGTTGGTTTGAGATGCCACCAAAGAACGAATGGGTGGAACAGTTAAAAGCTTTTCTTATTCCGTTAGGATGCGATCCTGCAACATTCAAACCCAGTCAACCCGTTAGGATTCCTGGGGCAAAGAGAGAAGACAAAATGCAAAGCCTATTATGGTTTTGTAAAGGAGGAAAATGATAGAGCCAGCAGTAGCACTTGGTATCAAACCGAAGACGGACGAGTGGCCGCCAATCAAATCTTATGCACAACTTGTTAAGGAAGACCTGCCTGCGCCAGAGACGTTAATTGAGGGAATGTTGCATAGAGGCGGGAAGATGTTGCTGGGCGGAGGTAGCAAGGCGTTTAAGAGTTGGAGTCTAATCGACCTAGCCCTTTCGTTACACGCTGGCGTGCCTTGGTGGGGGCAGCAGTGCAAGATGTCGCGGGTGCTGTTCATCAATTTCGAGATCCAAGAATGGAGCTTCCGCAATCGTTTGGCCGATGTTATCAAAGCCAAGGGACTAGAAGATAAGGCCGATGACTTCGATGTGTGGACGCTCCGAGGCCACGCTGCCGACTTGACCCTCATCCGCCCTATGATCGAGAAGCAGATTGAGGGTAAGGGCTACCAAGCAATCATCCTCGATCCAAACTATATGCTGATGGGCGAGAGGGATGAGAACAGCGCGGGCGATATGTCATCACTTATGAACGAATTTGAGTACCTAGCGACCCGTCACAATCTGTCGATTATACTAAGCCACCACTTCAGCAAGGGCAACAAGTCGGGTGCAGAGTCGATTGACCGCTTCAGTGGATCGGGCGTGTTCGCCCGTAATCCAGATACGTTGGTCGTTCTGACTGCCCACGAGGAGGATGAGAAGACTTACACTTGTGACATCACACTGCGTAACTTCCCGCCAGTAGATAGCTTTGTCGTTCAGTGGCATTACCCGCTGTTCCAAGCCAACTTTGCACTCAACCCCGACAAGCTAAAGAAACCAGGCGCACACAAGGCGGTTGACGATAAAAGGTTCTTAACTGAGATGGGTTCGAAGCAGTGGCAAGCGGGTGATTTATGCCGCCATATCATTGAAAAGTTGGAAGTATCGGAAAGCACCTTTTATCGCTATCTTAAACGCCTTCATAAAGCCAATAAGATATTGTCTGACAGCGGCTTGTATATAGCCAATCAGACCACTTTCTAATCCACTTTCAAAACACTATCATTCCTTGAGCAGTCAGACTCCTTATATATATAAGGAATAATTCGCGAAGGAAAAGTAGGAACAGGACTCCTTAGTCCGTCCTGTCCCTACTACGCTACGCTATTTCCGTAGCGTTCTCCTAAATGAACAAACAGGGCTGGCAGGGCTGGGCTGGGCTGGCTCGCACACGCTCACACCTGCCGAGGAACGAAGTTGGTTATCAGGTGGTGGGTGTGGTACAATCGTGAAATGAACAACTCAAAGCCAGGCCTATACGCCAACATTAACGCCAGACGCAAGGCTGGAACTAGCCGTCCTAAGTCTAAGAGCACCATCAGCCCCAAGGTGTGGCGCATGATGAAAGCCAAGAAGGGTGGGTTTGAATCACGATAGAGAGCAACTGAAGGTGGCACATAAGTTTATTGCCCTGCTTCAGAGAGAGAACGCCCAACTACACGGCGTTTTACGCTTGCTAGGCCAACTAGTAGACGATATGAATGCCAACTGCTCCTATGAAGTCTTCGAAGTACAGTGGAATAGCCTTACAGAGCAGGTCAAGAGGCTGTCGGGATTCTTTGAGAGCCACCAGAAGGCACTCCAGTCGCTCCACGATGCTTGCCCTGAGGTTTGGGATACCGATGAGGTAGATGATGAATCCTAGAGAACTGCCTTGCAATAGCCCTAGGCGTACACCTGGAGAACCAAAGAAATTTTTAGTAAGGGCGTGCCAAGGTGGCGAGAGCAAGACCATCCGCTACGGCGACCCCAAGATGAAAATCAAGAAGAGCAATCCAGACCGCCGTAGAAGCTTCAGAGCTAGGCATCAGTGTGATTCCAAGCCACCTAGCAAGCTGACAGCTAGGCATTGGAGCTGCAAAAATTGGTAATATGCCAAAGGTAGCCAAAAATAAGGCTCTAAAACGTTCACAATCGAGCAGAAATGCCGTTTCTAGGCGTCTTTGTAGCAAGGCTGATGCCCCAGACCTTCCAGTGGTCAAATTTAAGGTTGAGGAGCTAGGAAACCGAGCCTGCTGTTGCCGTATTGGTCGCTAGGCTACCGTTTGTAGCACCCTTATAGGGCTAACGCTCCCGCGAAAGGCTACGCTACCGTTTGGATGCCTGCGCTTCCGTTTGTTGACGCTCCCGATACTTAGCCCAACGGATGCCCACCGCCTTCTGATAGTGTTCCTTGGGTCGCACCTTCTGCGGACCTTTGACGCTCCCGCCTTTCTTACCTAGGCGCGAAAGGTAGGCTTTGATAATTTGCTGTTCGTCCATTTGTCTCCTTATGGCTGTGCTGCCGTTTGTTAGCAAGCGCGAAAGCCGTTGGGGTTTGAACCCTTGGCGGGGTTGTTATCTTGTCTTGATGTCTTCAGCCACCATTTTGTTAATCAGTTTTAGCGTCTGCCTTCCCCATTCCTTCATTGATAATTGAACCAACCTTTTATATGTTACGCCTTCTTTCTTAGCCATCTTTCTTAGATAGCTTTCAGTAATTCCAACTTCATCTAATTGTTTGGGGTGTGTCATGTGTTTATTCCATGTCCTTTCTTTTACTTTTCTTTAGGTCATCTCTAACGAGTTTGACCTCTCCCACCCTCGGTTAAGAGGATGGACGAGGGAAAACTTATTTCCGTTTCGGCCAGACTAGCCAGACGAAACCAAGCAAGAGTCCTCCGTGTAATAGTCCGAGCGAGTAGATTTGGGGGCAGTTCATCGCCATACCTCCTTTCTGATTACAAAGTTTTGGATGCCGTTAAACTTCCTCCAAATTTCGGCTTTGCTGCGGTCATCAAAACGGCAGACAAACGAGCCGTTTCGTGAGTAGATTGAGAAGCAGATCATTAAACCTCCTCCGTCATATCGCAATAAGCCCTTGCTACTTCTTCACCAGCATACCAAGCCAAACCATTCAAAACATTTGGAGCAGTAGGATTCTGGATGCCATTCAAGCCATCAAAAGTTTCTGCTTCTGTTGGCCTATTGTCTTTGAAGCATCCGAAACCTCGGATCATTTCAATGAATCCAATGCCAAGATTTTCGGCTTGTTCCAAAGCAAGCGTTCGGATTTCCTCTTTGTATTTTTTGGCGAACTTCATTGTGTCAGAATAGTAAATGAACCCACCATAACCTCCTCCGATTCCGTGGCGTGTGATGTCGGGGGCATATTGCTTAAAGGATTCCCAGCCACCCATCTGACGGACTACTGCCCGCACGAGAGTTTCTGGAATGTTGGTGGATTCAATTAGGTTTTTGAGACTTGGTTTTTTAATTTCCGTTATCATTGTGTGTTGTTTTCTTTCTTGGTTGGTGTTTATTTCGTTGCTTCGTCTGCTTGATAAATCGCCTCATCAATAGAGGAGATAAGACAAGCGGTTTTGTTTTTGGGTTTGTCGAAGTCGTGTTTCTCTGTCACAAAGTCCAAGCATTCCTCCAGCGTGGCTTTGAGAGTGGAGATGGTTTCCAGCAATTCGGCAATGCGAACATCTTGAGCCGTGTTCGCTTCGGCGTGTGTCAGTTGTGTTTTCATACAAGCAAACTAAAGCCGATTGCCTATAGACGCAAGAAGTATTTTAACTTTCTTTTGGCTCGCCGTATGTTATTAGTCTTCCTAATTATGGATGAACTTGCGGACTCCACCGCACCCGAAAAGGCAAAGAATGGGCGAGAGATATTTACTAAAGAATTGGCCGAGGAAATCATATCGGCGTGCGGGTCTGGTTTTACATTGGAGAAAGCGGGGGCATTGGTTGGGGTCAATCCTTCCACGATTAAAACTTGGGCAAGCCGTAAACCAGATTTCGCTAGGCGTGTAGAGTCCGCCAGAAAAAAGCACGAGCTTTCCTTATTGCGAGACATAGAACTTGCTGGTCAGAAATCGTGGCAAGCCAAGGCGTGGATGAGCGAGCGAGTGTATGGATATGCACAACCCTCTGCCAGACTGCAAGTTAGCCAGGATGTCACCCACGGAATCAGCGGAAACTTGGCCTCTTTGCTGGCGGGGATTGCGGGGAGAAAGAAAATCACAGCGACTCCAGAAAAGCGACAAATCGAAAGCGGTCATAACTATATTGATGTTCAACCAGTTGCTACAAAACCAGAAAACCATTTGTCGAATAATAAGTATTGTATCAACAAGACCAACTCTGTTGAACAACAACAAGATGCACAAGCAAAAACTCCTAAACTTCGACATAAGCAAATGAGACGAAGAAAGCCTAGGGCTGAGTCTTTAGCTAAGTATCCGACCACCACCACACCACCCGCCAACCCCCCAGCCCCCATTTAATACGCATATACCCCCCCAAATTATTGTGGCTCAAAACAAAAAGAGGTCTTAACCTACACTCATGCCAAAGCCTCCCAAGCGTAGCCAAGAAGAGATACTCGAAGACCTCTCTAAACCATCTGCATTCGCATCTAATGTATTGGGCATCAATCTTTATGACTGGCAAAGGAAGGTATTACGCGATTTAGAGCCTAGAGACTGTCGCGTAGCTCTGCGTGCAGCCAACGGCTCTGGCAAGACTAGCACCGTCATTTCGGCTATTTTGATATGGCACGCGCTCGTTTACCCGCGCTCAATCGCTGTAACCACGGCAGGCGTTTTTCGCCAAGTCGAAAGCCAACTCTGGCCTAGCCTGCGCAATCACATTGCCAAGCTTGGCGGGGCTTGGGAGGTCACATCTGGCGAGATCCGCTACCTCCACCCCAACGGCAACACGAGTCGCATTATCGGCTACTCAGCGACCGATCCTGGGCGTGCTGAAGGCTGGCACGCCGAGGACCACGAATACCATCCCTTGCTGATGGTAGTGGACGAAGCTAAGACCGTAGCCGACCCGCTGTTCGAGGCTATCAGCCGATGTCAACCAACCCGCTTGCTAATCGCATCCAGCCCAGGCGGGACTAGCGGTGCGTTCTATCGAGCGTTTACCAAGGAAGCCAATATGTGGCAGAAGCACGCAGTCACAGCGT